TCCAACCATTCTTGAGCAACGTACTCAAGATACGAATCTACACGTTCTGTAAGTTCAGTCTTAACTGCAGCAACTTCCTCAATGAGTTGCTCTTGGTATTTGACCTGAATTTGCTCTTTTACTTCCTCAACCTTAAGTTTGATTGCGGTTTCAAAGATTGTACGTGCTTTGTCTTGAAATTCTTCGGAAAGATCTTCACCATCTAACAGTGCTTTAACATCTTCTTCGACGCTAAATTCTGCTTCAACAGTGTCTTCTTTAATTTCTTCCTCAGTTTCGTCGGTAGCTTCAGCAACCACTTCTTCTTCGGTAGTCTCTTCTTCAGAAACTACTTCTTCATCTGTGGTCTCTGCTTCAGAAACGATCTCTTGATTTTCTTCGACTTCTTCGGACTCCTCTTTCATTCCTGCAGGCATTGCGTCTGCGGGTTTTGCGCCCTTATTAACAACATTCTTTACCTGTGCAAGACTAGGGCTAGATGTGTTAAGTTTTGCTGAATCGTCGTCGGGACGATAGTTTTCGGGGGTAGGACCGCCAAGATCTACAACGCTTGGTTGACCATCAGGTATACCTGTGGTTAACTTTTGCATTGGCTCAGCAGCAGCAGCCCCTTTGGTTACTGCGTTTTCCATTTCTTGTAAATTGCTACCAACGGACATGTGAACTTCGATTAAGTATTAATCTTTATTATTTATAGTATTAGAGATTTGCTAAGAAATCTTGGAACAACTGTAATTTGTGTTCCTCAAGTGTTTTTTGCTCTACAAGAGCATTAATTTTCTTCTGAGTTACTTCTGCAAGTTGTTCGCGAAGGATTCCTCCTTCCCAAATCCACTCCTTTCCTTCCATGATTCCTGATACAAAAGCATCGGGTGCAGAAGGATCGGCAACGATATCAGCGGCAGTTGCCAACATGAAATCTTCACCTACAACTTTACACCCAGTATGATCCTCTTTGATCGAACCTATACCACGAGAAGAAACTCCAAGCATAACTCCCTCACCGATGAGAGATTGTGCAATCTTACCCATAGGGGTATCAAGAAGTTGTGCTTTTCCTCTAAAATTATTTCCCTCTTGTGTGAGAGAAACAATTTTATGTGAAACGCGATCAAGGTTGACGGTAGGTCCATCGGGATGACCCAATTCACCAAGAGCACGTCCCGTAGTTACAAAATTCTCATTATATCTACCAACTTCACGGGCAAGTGTTTCAGTTGGATACATCCTACCATTACGATTTTTGATACCACCTTGAAGGAAAGTTCCTTCAATAAAACATTTCTTACACTTACCAACTTTTTCGGTAATAAATTCTACTTTTGAAATTTCTTCTGTGATTAGTTTCATCTTCTTATGCGGTAAATCCTACTTTTGCACCCAATACACCAGCATTTGCAGCAAAAATACACTGGGTTGGATTTTTTTCGAGATATTCTACAGATCCTGATGGCATTGTAAAAGAACCAATAACATCACCACTTCTTGTTGCTACAACGGTAACAAGATGTGCGCTACTGTGACTATTGACTAGGCGAACAACAGTTGCCTCAGAAAAACTGACTGCGGCACCAGTTGTTGTAGGCAGAGCTGCCTCTGCACCTTTACATAAAGTTCTTGCCATCACTCCTCCGATTCGGCTTCTGTTTCAGGATTAAACATAGAAAGGGCAACTTCTGGACGCAAATTTTCAACGCCTCCTGCTGCTTTATTAAACAAAACATCCTTAATTTTGTCGCTAATATCTGATGCCGAAGCATCAGTAGCAATCAAATCGATAACATCTTCCATGAAATTAATCGTATAGGTATATTTTTTATTTATATCTCTGCCGTTTTAGTATCTTTTTGAAGGTTTGCATCGGTGATTGCACCATCACCTTCTAAATCAGGTTCCATTGGAATATCACCCAAATCATCACCACCAGGTAGTGGTTCTCCAGTGATCGGATCTACTGCATCTGGGTCAGGAATAACACCATCAGCAATTTCCTTTTCAATCTGCTCATCAATCTCTCTAATTTCTGTATCCGTTTGACGTAAAATCTTACGGCGAACATAATCAACAGAATAATATTTACCAATATATGGTTCAATCGATGCAAGAGTTCCTAGACGCTCATTCATCAGTTCACTGTCTTTTAGTTCTGCAAACTGGTTATCGTATAAGAAGTCGTATTGAATATGATCAGAAATCTTTTCCCAATCTTCTGGTGTAATAATATTTTTTAAGATTAATTGAGTTTTCAGCATATCGCTAAACAAGTTAGCAAATCTTTTTCTCAATCTACCAACAAATTTCGTGAATTTGAGTTCATCTCTAAGAATTTCTGAAGAACGACCAAGATTAAATCCACCATCAGAAGCAATTCTAGATTCTGGAACTCCAAGTGCTCTATAAAGTTTCTTTTGGAAATACTCAATATCAGCAAGTTCTCCCAAATTTTGTCCACCAGGAAGAGTTGTGATTTCAGTTCCACGACCACCCTCTCTTCTAGGTAACCAGAAGTCTTCCATCATAGACATAAATTTACGATCATCTCTGATCTCACCAGTTTGTGCATTATAAACCTGCTTATTTCTATAGCGGTTCATAACATCACGAAGATATTGTTCTGCTTTCACTTTTGGTAGATTACCAACATCAATGTAGAAGATTCTACGTTCTGGTGCTCTTGATAGTCTGTAGATAACCAAGGAATCCTCAATCATTCTGAGTTGGTTGAGTGCCTTGATTGCTTTATGGAGATATGAAAGAACGGAACCTTTATTCCTATCAACTAATCCAGAAGTGACATATGTGACTGTATCTTTCGCCATTTTGATACCTTTCTGCCCACCTGCACCAGATACCATTCCAATCGGAAAGTTTGGTTTTGGTGAATATACAAAGTATTCTTCTATTTCTGGATATAGAACCTTACTTGTTTCTGAAGTTCTAGAAAGATCAATTCCTTCGGCACCTTTACTCAGTTTCTTTTCTTGACGAACAAACTTCATTTTTGAGGGATCAATATACCTCAGTTCTTTAATCCCTTCTTCTGGTTTTTTAATATCTATTACTTTATGGTAATATAAACGTCCATCAACATACCAATTTCTAAAAATTTCGTGTGATTTTTTATCAAAATCTAATAGTTCTTTGATATATCTAAATTCTTTTCTAATAATATCTTTTAGTTTATCACTCGCACTAACATTAGAAAGTTCAACCTCTACAGGTGAATCGTAGAGATCACTAACAATTGCTTCATTGACAACGTCTTCTACAGCATTATCCACCTCTGGGTGGATTGACATTTCTCTATATCTTTTTAATAATTCGTGTTCGTTTCTATATGCACCTTCAATATCGACATACGACCCATAAAATCCACTAGCAATAAAATTATCAACCCCGTCCCCATTATTAGGGGGAACGGGGGATAATACTGATTTTGATTTTGATTCACTAGGCTCAATAGAAAATCCAAAGAGTTTTGCCATTTTATAATTTTACTGAGTTATTTTAACTATTTATCAGTTCACTGCTGGGTATGCTGATGAATCATCACCAGAACCAACAGTCCAGTAAAGAACTTGGAATTCAACGGTGAACTCTTCAATAGTATCTGTGGTATCCATTGAGAGTGCGATCTCTGAGATATTTGTTGGGAATAATCCAACAAAATTGTAAAGTCTCAAAGTATCACCATTTCTATCAAGTTGCTTAACTAGAGCATCTGCAGTATACATTGATGGATCAACTTCACCAGATCCGTTTGTTAGTCTACTGATACCGTTCATCCATTGTTCAACAGATGTTCTGATTTGGAAATCAGCATCATTGAGAACAGTAACTGTCCAAGTATCGAAAGTTCTTTCGCCAGCAACCTTAAGGATCCTTCCACGGAAAGGAACCTCAACTGGAGTGATATTGGAAGCAGGTAAATTTGCTGCCTTTACCATGAAAGGAACTTTACTTGCAATACTGGTAGTATTGTCAATGGATGCATTTTCAGCAGAAGGAGTTGCTTCATTACTCATGAAACCGAGCGTTTGACCCGCACCATTTGGAAAGTTTAATTCAACTTCAAACAGATTAGGTCTGACTCCACCTCCCGCTAATTGTCCTTTAAATTGGGAAATTGTTCTGAATGCCATTTTTTATTACCTCGTTAAGAGTACCTCTTGAGAATTAGTAGAATTAAACGTTTCCAACCACTTCTGCGAATGAGACACCAGTTCTGGTGGCAACAAACGTCAGTCCAACAAAGTTGATGGAGCGTGATGGTTTAATAAAGATGTCTGCAACAAATTCATTAGAATCAATAACTGCTGCAG